GTTGTTGTCAACCTTGGCTGAAAACACTGTGCCTATCAAACTCAAGCCAGCTGAGGTGTTGGCACTGTAGACCTGACTCTGGCTGAACTGAGCAAATAATATGTTGCTGGTGCCAAATGTGATGGTACCTGCAGGTGAGTCAACAATCCAGGCTGAACCCAAGTTTACATTACCGCTTTGAACAAAGAAGTAGTCGTTGATGCTCAATGTGTTTGCGCTGGCTGGTCCATAGATATCTGCGTCTGTGCTACGTGTGATTACCGTGGCGTTTGACCACACATAGATACCATTTTGTACAGCATTGGCCTGATCTTTGACCAAGATTCTTGTGCCCACGGTCTGCACGTTGGCTGAGTCAATGAGGTTGAAACTGCCTGTGGTGGTCAAGGTAGCACCCACACCATTGCTCACACCATTGGGTTGTGCATAGGTTACTGTACCGCCTGTGGCTGTGGCCAGGGTTGTGGTGGTGGCCGCCAGCACTGCTTCGTGATAGCTGATGGCTGTGGTCACAGCATTGTCCACATACAACTTGGTGGCCGCATCTTGATTCAGTACCGGTTGTGCTAGGCCATTGATGTAGGTATTGTTGACCACAATGTTGCCTGAAGTGGTGTCAAGATTTATGTTGCCTGACCCAGCTCTGAGTGTCAACGCAGTGGCATTGTAAAGTTGTGCTGCATTGACATTGGGACCTGTTATGTTGCCTGTGGTACTGATGGTTGATCCAGTGATCACGCCGCCCACTGTACTGGCGGCAGTTTGTGCACCGGTGACGCTGGTACTTGTGCCGGTAATTACTCCGCCTGCAACTGATGCGGCTGTCACACCACCTGTCACTGACACACTGGTTCCTGTGATTACACCACCTATTACACTGGCTGCGTTTACACCGCCAGTTACACTAACACTTGATCCAGTAATAACACCGCCCACTGTACTGGCAGCAGTTTGTGTGCCAGTTACAGAAGTTGATGTACCTGTGATAACGCCACCCACGGTTGAGGCAGCTGTGACTGTGCCCGAAGCACTGACTGAAGTACCAAACACATTGCCATTGAAATTTTGTGCATCAACGTTGCCACCCACAGTGACCAAGTTTGATGTTTTGTTGAATGTGAATCCGCTGGTGGCATTGGCCACTCCGCTGTCGTTGAATATGATCTGGGTGTTGGCACCAGGTGAACTTAAATTACCTGAAATGTTACCAATGAAGTTGGTTGCAGTAACGTTGCCAGTAACGCTGACACTGCTACCTGTGATAACACCGCCCACCGTGCTGGCTGCTGTTTGTGAGCCAGTAACCGACGTGCTTGATCCAGTGATTACTCCGCCCACAGTGCTGGCAGCGGTTTGTGTGCCAGTGACACTTGTTGATGTGCCTGTAATGACTCCACCTGCAACCGATGCGGCAGTGACACCACCGGTGACACTTGCACTTGAACCAGTTATCACACCGCCCACAGTGCTGGCAGCCGATACTGTGTTAACTGCATTTACATTGCCTGCATTGACGTTGCCTGTGAAGTTGGCTGTGCCAATCACGTTGCCAGCCAAGCTGGTGGTGCCACCCACTATCATGTTGCCCACACGAGCATTGGCATAGCCAGTTATGTTTATGGTTGTGTTGGTTTCGCTGGTGTTGGTAAATGCTGTGACAAATTCGCCGGCACTTTCATCCCACACAAACGCAATATTTTCGCTGGAGCCACGTTCACCAATATAACCAATGTCCACAGCCGGAGCACCTGTTTGTGTACTGGCCAGCACGATCACCGGATCTTCAATGGTGGTAATCGTGGTGTCAATGGCAGTGGTATTGCCCTGTACAACAAGATTACCTGCAACAGTAAGGTCGCTACCATAGGTCAAGTTGTTGGCGATCTTGGTAGCAGTGATCGAGTAATTTTGCAGTTTGGTGCCTGCGTTGATACCAACAATGGTATTGCCTGCTGAAGCGTCTGTGACTTGATTGTTATTAATTCGTGTGACTGGCATTTTTTTATCTCCGGTTGCCGTTTTGTACCACTGTTGATGACTCAATGTCATCAACCTTAAATTTTAAGCTCGTGAAAATTCACGGGCTATGACTTATTTACCAGAGTCCGGATATTTTGGATATTGCAACACGATTTTTTGGAGATATTCGCTCTGGAGCGACGGTGTTGCTGGGTAGACAGCAGTGGTCTGTTGGAAGGATACTGTATTTATTTCTCAGCAAAAAATCCGTGACGTAGCAGGGATATTTTTACAGGAATCTAATGTCTATGACATCGCCTGTTTCAGGAGCTTCTGAAAACACCAAATTAGTGCTGGGATTTGGATTCATGGCATAGGACTGATCTGGCACTTGGGTGATACCGTTCAGCATGATCAAGGCCGCGGCTGTGGTGGTGCTACGATCCAGTGTGAATGTGGTGGCCACACTGTTGCCGTACAAGGTTTGATTGGTGACTGCTTGGCTGGTAGAAGCCCAGGCATTGCCGTTGTAGACTTCTAACAACGAGGTTGTGGTGTTGAATCTGACAGTGCCTGTGGTGCCAGGGCTGGGGCGTTGATCAGTGTTGCCCACAGGCAAAATCAAACCCGTTGTGGTATCGATGCTGACTATGCCATTTCCGGTGGGTTGTATAAAAATGTCGGCAACGGTGCCATCTGTAGTAATTGTGGTGTTGGAAATTGATAAATTACCAATGTTGACATTTCCGGGTTGATTGGTAACACCAATTGCACCAACGTATTCATAACCAGAAATATAAACCACATTCCCTGCGGTCAGCACTGTTGGAATGGTTTCGCCAATGAAGTTAAGCACACCGGCTTGTGTGTCAAAATAATATTCGCCTACTCCGCCAATACCTGCGGCAAATATTTGGGTGCCGGTGGCCTGAATATTGGCTGCTGCTGCAGGTCCCACATATACTTTGGGTAACCAGGTAGCACCCATTTCCTGCGGAATCCAATAAGATACACCCGACAGCCAAGTTGGATATATGCCGCCAATGGGTGGAACTGTGGTATCTGCCACACACTGCACTGAATTGCTGTTTATTCGAGCGTTTGCAATTCCTGAAACGGCTTGAGCCGTGGCAGGTATTTGATTGCTCTCCATCCAAATAATGTCGCCGCGCAAGAAAGCAGGGCTGGCGATGCTTTCGTTGCTGGCGCTTTTGACTGTGCTGTTGGCTGTTTTTGCAACACCCTGCAGTTTTTTAAACAGTAGGTCAACGTATTGTGCTATTGAGACGGCCATTAGTTAGTCGCTGCCTTTAGTGAAAGGCCAGTAACTGACTGACCTGCGGTTAATGCTACACGAACGTAAATTTCGTTAGTGGCTGTACTGGAACTTGATACTGTACCAAAAGTACAGGTCTTGCTGGTGCTGGCCACTGTGGTGTTCAATTGCACAACTCCGCCCAACGAGCATCCATCGCTGCCATTGCCCGGGCTGTTAACTCCGGGATAGCCACTTCCGGCATAGGCCCGAGACATATCAATCCATCCGTTTGCACCGGAACTAGAATCAATTACACTTCCCGGAAGTGCTACCCACATACCGGCTATGTTACCAGCATAGGTAATGTCAAATTTACTCGTTGCGGTGCGCACAAATTCAAATGTAAAATATTGTGTTCCAGATCTGCCAACGCTTAGATTGGGACCGGCCGGTAGATAACCAACGGAATAATTTGTTTGATCATGTTTGAGTACTCCTTGCACTCCGCTACCAACCACTGTGGCATCATAGGTTTGTAGTGTGCTGGACTGGCTGTTGAACGCAGTTGCGTTAGCGGTATAGGGCGGAGTATTTCCGGTACCTGGATTTACAATACGGTACGCATTTCCGCTTCCGGTGCCTACCGCAGTTACCACAATGTTGCCTTCGTCAACGGCGGTTGCTGTACCTGATTTGTACAATACTATATTACCAAGGGCTGTGGTCAATGTCAATGTGCCTGTGGCGTAACTGTTGTTCACTGCCAAACTTGGTCCTGTGGCACTGCCTCCAAATCCAGTGGTCACTGCGGCTGTAGTAGTAAAGCTGGCCGACTGGAAAGCATTCAGTGTGTTGCTGCCAACGTTGCTTGCATTGTAATTTACACTAGTCGGTGCGGCAAAACTTCCGCCGGCTGTGCCCGTAGACAACACGTTGGATGTTGGATACGTGTTGCCCGACACATTTGCCACTGTGGTGCCAATGGCAAATTGATTGACGTTGGTATAATGCGGAATAGTACTACTGTATAATAATGTTGTTGATCCAGGCGGGGTCATTGTGGTGCTGGTAAAACTTGGTGTGCTGGGACTGCTGTTGTCGTAGTACCAGCTTGGTGTATTGGTGTTGGCAGCGGCTGAATCAGCAATGTAAATTTCATTCCAGCCTGCCGGTGCAGATGTTCCGGATATTGCGGCACTAAACACATACCAAAATCCAGCAGCAATGTTGGCGTTGGCTGAATTATAATCAAAGTTGTTGGTGATAACCAGATTGCCACCATAGGTGCCATTGGCACTGGGGTTGGCGTTGGTGTTTAGTGTGACTGTGCCAACATTGGCTCCGTTGCGCACAGCAGTAATGGTTCCTGCATCACCGGGGCCCACTGTGCTAATTGTGTTGGTTGCATAGGTGGCCACTCGGCGAACTGATGTCACAGTTGTACCAGCTGCAACAGATTTATTTGCGCCTGGTGTATTGTCTGTTTGGACAATATTGGCCATTCTATATGTGGCCACACTAGATATTGATAGTGTTTGGCCACCGGGGAAGTTACTGGGACTTGGTGGAACTAATTTTCCCAACACAGTGTTGATTTGAACTATGCCGTCGGTGACGTAGGTGTTGGCTGTGAGTGAGACTGCGTTGCTGATCAAGTTACCAGCACTGGGTGTGCCCAAAATAATAGCATTGCCAATCACATTGCCCGAAACACTGCCCACTGCTTGATCTACATAAAATTTGGTTGAGGCATCAGAGTTGGCCACTGGCTGTGCCAGATTGTTGATGTTGACATTACCAGCACTGATATTGCCAATGTTGCTGATGATCACATTGCCGACCTTGACATTGCCGGCTATCTCTAACCTGACCGTGGGACTCACAGTTCCAATACCCACATTGGCATTGGCTATGCTGATGTCAATGCCATCGCGTTCAAGAATGTTGGAAAGTATCTGCCCTTTGACTAAATTAACTGCCATAGATGGTCCTTGTCAAGGTATTTATCGATCAAGAGCTGGTGTGTATAACGTTGATTGGTACTGTGTTTGGAGGTGCGCTGGTAAAAGACAAGGTCACTGAGCCGTTGACTGTGTAGGCCGTGGTGGGTTCTTGATAGATTGATCCCACATATACCATGATCTGTGTGGCTGTGCTTTCGGCCACGCTCATGGTAAAGTCTGTTTGCACTCCGTTGCCAACAAAATTGTCCACAGTGTATTGAACGTCTCCTGAGCTCAGGGCCACAAATTCGGTGCCGTTGAAAAACTCCACAAAGCCCGACGAATCGGTGTTGTAGCGTATGAGTCCAAATGCTGGATTTTGTGGACGCTGGGCGCTGTCGCCAGAGGGAAGAACCACCCCAGAACTGCCGCTCTGCAACTGCCGATTTTTTACAAAATATCCCATTAAATCGAGGTATACGAAGTTACCGCGGTCACTGTGTTAGCCGAAGTTATGACTCGCACAAAGTCGCCAGAGCCCAACAATAATTTTTCTCCAGCAGCATATAGTTGATAGGTGTCACCACTGGCCAATGGCAATGCATACAAAATCTGATTGCTGGTTGTTGCGGTATTGCCGTTAGGCACTACAAATACATTGGCAGTCACGTTGGCTGGGCCCCAGTTGTTGAGACTCATCCAGGTGATAGCTGTGTTTCCGCCGCTGGTATAAACTGTGTTGCCTACCACTGTGTTAGAAATTACCTGTGTTGTTATTGTCATTTATGTTCCTTAAAATATGATTGCAAATACTATGGCTGCACTTTTGCTGACCAGTTCGTCGTTGGCCGCGGCCGATGTAAAATACAATCCTGTGCCGCCGCTGCTGACTGCATTGCTGTACAGTGCCACAGCATTGGCCACATTGGCCGGAGCGGTTGTGTTGGCAAAAACTTGATGTCCACCCAAAAACAGTCGATTAGTGGCTTTGTTAAACGACAAATTGGCCGATGCTCCAAAAGCACCTGAATCGTTGAACTGTATCTGTGTGTTAGAGCCCCCAACTGCCACTGCGGTAACTGTGGTCAATATGTTGGCATAACTGGCAATGGCGCCGCCGGATCCGTTGACACTGTTGCTGATCTGCCAGGCATTGGCAGTAACATCAAAGCGCAGACCAGCAAAGGTTGTTGGACCGGTTTGTGCCAGCACACCCATGTCTGTGATTGTACCGGTGTTGTTGGCTGCCACTACCAAAAACGGATCAACAATGGTGGTGTTTCCGCTCTGGGTGATATTGCCGTTGAATATCAGGTTGGCTGCATTGACCGTGAAAATACCAAGGCCTTCATTGCAGGTGATGGTATAATCGCCGTTGACAGTTTTGTAACTCGTGGTCATTTATAGATCCTTTTGATTATTTATGCGGTCTAAAAACATGTGCATGTCCAGATGTTCTAGATTGCGCAGGGCTTCTAACTCGGCCCAGCGTGCTGTGGTAGGCCCAGTGACCCGCACAAACTGCGTGTTTTTGTGATCGGTGATTACCTGTACAAGTTGTTTGAGCCAGTTGCCGGTAAAAGTGGGCGAGGCTGTGGTGGGCTTGTAGAATTCAGTGCCAGCATACAAATTGTTGATGGTGTTGGTGGCACTGGGGCCCATGTCATAGCCCAGCATGTAGATCAAGTCATTGCCTTGCATGGCTGCCAGGCCCAGGGCTATGGGTCCACTACTGTAGCCAAAATAGGGCTTGGGCACAATTCGAGCTCCTAGATCGGGCAAGGGTCTGCGTGTGTAAAACTCATGTTGGGCACTGTAACCACTTTTTTGTATGTGTTCGGCTATGGGCCTGTCGGTCGAGACCAGCACATCGGGTGTGTGTTCTCTGTACAGGGCGTTGCACCCGTAGATGCGTCCGCACTGAGCCAGTGCTGTTACGCTGATGTCTCTGCGGCTGATGCCGTTGCCCAATACAAATGCTGTGCTCATAAAAAATCCCCACAGTACTTATTGTGGGGATTTTGAGTTGGCTACAAACTGTTAGGTTTTGTAGTTTTCTACAATGGCCAAATCTAAATCGCCGGTTGCAAGTTGGCTTGTGCCGACCCAGGTTTCGATATCTGCACCAGACTTGGCTGTAACGCCTTCGTCGCTGAAGAAGTTGTCAGCATATACCACGTTGTTGACCTGCTGAGTAGCATTCCAAACATCGCCGGTGTCGGCACTACCACCAGTGGCGCCACCAGCAAAGTTCTGCAAGAACTTGTTGGTCAACTTGCTGATAGGTGTTTCTACAGAGTCATTGCTGAAGTAGCTGATGCTCATGTTGCCGGCTGTGGGGCTTAAATCGCTTGTGAGCACACAGATACCAACAGCATTGACACGACCCGAGCCTGTGGAGCCCAAGGCCGCTGTGGCTGTGAAGATTGTGCCAATCTGTGCGTCAGGAGCACCATAGCTGGCCCAGTCGGTGTTGCCGACCACAGTGATACGATAAGCCTGATTGGCCACCAGTGCGGTTCTGCTGGTCACATCTGCTACCAGGAACTTGTGTGAGCCTTTTTGACGTATGATTGTGCCGTCGGCTTCAGCAAATCCTGTCACAAACACACGGCATCTGACTATGGGATAGTTGGTGCTGGCCACAGTGGTGGGTTGGGTTCCGCCAACTACACCTAGATATTCTGTTGCTGAATCCCAAACGTTGCTGGGATACACAGGTGCTGTCAAACTTGTCAATGCATTGAAACCAATATCAACACCTGGGTTTGCACCAGTGGTAGAGTTATAATTAACTTCGGTTATTTTTTTAATTTTGAGAGGACGTCCCATTTTGTTTTCTCCTTAAAGAAGCCCAATGTCGGTTCTAGCGACTACGCGGCTGGGTTAGAGCCGCATAAAACGCAGGATTGCGTTGACAAGTATTTATGGTCCGGCAAATATTTTGGGCA